AGCCCTGGATGGCGGTGACCCCGCCGACCACCGCCTTGGTCTCGACGTACTTGAGCAGCGCCTTGCTGGCCACCTGGGTCAGCGCCAGGGTGGGCATCCGCACGTCGGTGGTGTAGGCGGGCAGGCGAGGCCACTGCTCCCGGCTGCTGAACGGCTCCTGGCGGCCCGGCGGTGCCCACAGCGGCAGGCAGTTGTAGGCCAGATGGTTGTGCAGCCATCGCGCGGGTTTCTGCACCCATGGCCACGCGGAGCCAGAATCGGTCAGGCGACGACGTCACCGAAGACGTACGATCCCGGCCGACCGATCAAAGTGCCCCGGCGGCGTGTCAGCGCCCCGGGGCCGGCCCACGGGAGGTAACCCCATGGACGAACGGCACTCTACCCGGCCGGAGCGGCCGGCAGGCATCCCCGATGCCGACCCGGCGGCCAGCTCGATGCCGCACATCCCGATCCCCGAGGCGGCGGTCGCGCTCGCGTGGCGCGCGGGCCTCGTCTACGTCAACCTCCACGGCGGCGTCGACCGCGAGGCGCCGCTCCCCATCGTCATCGTCGACCAAGCCGCCGCCGAGCGCGGCCCGGAGCCGGCGCCATGACCTCGTGGGGCGAGACGCAGCCGTTCGCCGACGAGGAACGGGACGCGGCCGTCGACCTGCTTACCGCGATCCGCAACGCCTGCAACGCGAATATCGCTGTCGACCGCGCCTGGCGGCTGCTCGGCATCCTGGCGGCCGTCGCGGGCATGGCCAGCAACGACCTGAAGGTCGGCGACGCCAGCAAGCGGCTCCATCGCCACGTCGACACGCTCAACGAAGCGGTCGCGCAACTTGAGGAGCGACCCGGCGGCTAACCCAGCACGATCGAGCGCCCGCCCGAGGCGACGAGAAGGCCAGGGCGGGCGCTCGTTGCATTGTGGCAGCGCCGGGCCGTGCTGAGCGCGTGGAGCGCGAACAGGCCCCCCGGGGGTACACGGATACACCCCCGGGAGCGCACAGCGGCTCCTACGAGCCCGGAGACACGTGCAGCCTCCCCCGGCCGGGCCTATTCGGTCGGGGGGGTCGCACGGTGGGCGCAGGGTCCGTCCGAGCGCGGCGAGAAAGGTCGCCGCTCCGGTGTCCTTCGGTCCCGACGTCGGCCATCACCAAGCAAAGGAAACCGACGCGGGCGGCGTTGACGCCCAACGGCCCGGAGCCGCCGCCGTCTCTGGTGAACCGGCGTGGCTCCGGGCCAGTTCTAGCCTAGCCGGCGAGTTGGTCCTCTTGGGTGACCAGGCCGCGCCGGACCGCCCACAACACCCGCCGGGCCGTGGCCAGGTCGACACCCAGCAGCGGCGCGAGCACCCGGCCGGGGATGTGCGGGGCGGGCTGGTGGGTGGCCGTCCACTCGACGTTGAGGCGCAGCGCGTAGTGGTACAGCAGCTCGGGGTCGCCCAACAGCTCCAGCGCCGCCGTCTCGGTGGTGCCGGCGCGGACCGCTCGGCTGGCGGCCTGCTCCAGCAACGTCTGCGCCTGCGCCGCCGGGTCGTACGCCGCGGCGTCGCCCTCGGCCGTGGGCTCCAGGTCCTCGTCGGGGACCGGGCGTTTCTTGGGCATTGCAGCCTCGCTTCAGTGCGTTACTGACCGCTTTTGGCCAGGGTTTCAGGTGGGTCGAGCAGGTCGGGGTCGACCGCGCGCACCTGTCGGCTGGCGGCCGGGGTCGTGTCCAGATTCTGGACGGGCGCCTGGTCGTCGTCGACGGTCCAGCGCAGCCGCAGCATCGCCATCGGCGTGAGCCCCAGCCGGTCCTCGAGCTGCCGCAGCTCGTTCAGGTGCGCGCCGGCCAGGTGGTCGTCGACCTCGGAGCTGGCCGCCACCCTGGCGAGCAGCCGGCCGTACCGTGCGACGACCCAGGTCCAGCCGAGCCGGTCCCACTCGACCGCCTGCGGGGTCGCCCACAGCTCCGCCCACACGCGGCCCTCGGTGGGTGTGGCCGTGTCGAACGGCCACCGTGGCGGCGTGCCCTGGCGGCCGGCGGCGGGCAGGCGCCGGCCGCCTCGGTCGGCGTTGCCGCGGCGGCGCAGCCTGGCGTCCTTCGGCGGAGGTCCCATCCCGGCCATGTCATCCCTTCTGCGGAGCTTGGCGGGTTGGTTGCTGGACGGGCTCCAGACCCGTAAGGGGAGCGGGTCACCCTACTGCGGGTCGTGCGCCATGGTCGCTTCGGAAAAGAACTCCGAGACGTCAGCGTCGGGTCAGCAGCGCGACGGTCAGCCGGTGATGGTCGACCGGATGGTCGCTGGACCGGACCGCGGTGATGCGGGCGGTGGGGTAGGCGCCGGCGCGGACCACTGCCACGTGGTCGAGTTGCGCATGGTGGCGGACGACGCTGGAGCGGTCGGCCGACCACACGTCGCTGGACGGGTCGGGCAGGAAGCCGACGCTGAGCGCGCCGACCGCCTTGTCGTTGACCAACGTCAGCACGTCATTGCCCAAGGCGGTGTCGCTGACCCTGAACGCGGCATGCAAGCCGTCGTCTCCTTCGACCAGCTCGACCGCGATGCCGATGGGCAGCTCGCCACCATCGCGCGGGTGGGTGGCCGTCAACGGCACCAGCGCGGGCACGGCGTCGGCGAACGCACCACGCACGAACCGCTCGCGGTAGTGGCCGATGTCGACCTCGACGCCGAACGGCACGGCCAGCCCCTCGATGGTGCGGCCGTCGCCACCAGCACGGAGGTGGAGCTGGGCGGCCAGGGTGCGGATCTCGATCATGCGGCGACCTGTTCGGGTGGTGGTGGTGCGGGGGTGGCGCCGCCGGGCAGCGCGAGCTGGTCGCCGCCGGGTAGCTCGGGCAGGTCCTCGAGGGCCCTGATCTCGTTGGCGGTCATGAACCCTGACGCCAGCGCGATCTGGTAGGCGGCGAACCTGTCCTTGGTGTTGCTGCGCAGCAGGCCGCCAGTGTTGAACTTGACGTACTGCGGGCGCGGCAGCAGCGCGGTGAGCGCGGTCTCCAGGCGCACCAGCCAGGGATTCAGCACGTAGGTCAGGAAGTCGAGGTTGCGCTGTTCGACGTTGGCGTAGGTGAGGTGGCCGCCGGCCTCGCCGCCGATCATCTCGGGTGGGACGCCGTAGTAGCGGGCGATGGTGGTGACGTTGGCCTTGGTGGTTTCGATGAACTGCGCCTCTTCGGGCGCGACCGAGATCGCCTGGTAGCGGGCGCCACGGTCCAAGACCGCGACGCCGTGCGTGGCGCCGATCTTGTTGACCCAGCGGAACTTCAACGCTTCGGCCTGCTCCATGGTCAGGTCCGCGTCGGTGGTCAGCAGGCCGGCGGGGGTGGCGCCGTTGCCGAACCACTGGCTCGCGTAGTTCTCCGCGGCGAGGCCGAGCCCGATGCCCTGGCGGGCATACTCGACCGGGGAGAGCCCGTGCACCATGCCGGCGGCGACGAACGCCTTGACGTGCCAGATGTCGAACGGGTCGACCTCATGGCCAGCAACGCGATACTCCAGCTCGCCGTCAGCCAGCCGCCGCACGGCGACGGTGTCAGGGTTGAGCAGCTCGATCTGCAACGGTCGCAGATCCGGGCCTCGGTCGACGACGAGCCCGTACACGTTGCCCCTGAGCAGCAGGCTGCGCATGGCGGCTTCGAGCCACTCGTGGCGGGCCATGCCGGCGGCGGGTTGGACGAGCAGCGGCGGGGTCGGCAACGGCTCGCGGTCACCGACCCGGAACACATCCACGGGCAGCGTGGAGACGGTCTCGCTGAGCAGCCGGACACACGCCCACACGCTCGACAGGCGCTGCGCCTGGTCCGAGTTGACACGGACACCCGACAGGGTGGGCGTGCCGAGCAGGTCATGGTCCAGCGCGAGGTTGAACAGGGACGAGCGCCGCTCCACGCGGCGGCGCCACGGTGGCCACCAGCGCATGGCTCAGGTGGCCGAGTTGGCGAACAACTTGAGGCCGTTGGCGTCCACGAGCTGGCCGTCCAAGCGGATGATGCACTTGAACGACACCAGGTCGTTTTGGAAGGCGAACTCGTCGCTCCGCTCGAACCTGATGCCGCCAGCGATCCGGACGAAGTAGCGGCTCATGTCGCCGAAGATGATCGACTTGGCGTTGGCGGCCATCTGGGCGACGTTCGGGTCGACGTGGCACGGGTAGCCGAGCACCACGTTGTTACCGGACGGTGCGCCGCTGACGGCCGCGTTCAAGCCACCGCCGACCATGCCCGCCACGGGCTGCCCGGTCGAGTCCTTCAGCTTGCGAGCGATCGCCAGGGACGTGTTCGTCATGATGAAGCCGGTCGATTGCTGGCGGGAGTACGGCTCCGCCACCGACCCGATCAGGTCGTAGAGGTTGTCGGTGCCGAGCCCGGCGGTGGTCTGCAACCCAAGCGAGGTCGCGCCACCGGTCGCGCTGGTCTTGCCGACCGACGCGCCGGTCACGATGCCCTGCGGCTGCGAGGTGCCGGTCCCGGTGATGAGGTGCGGGCCGAACGCCAACGCCAGCGACTGGCCGGCCTGGCGCATCAGGAAGTCCAGCAGGTCGGTGGGGGTGTCGGTCGCCAGCTCCTGGGACACCTGGAAGAACGACGCGTACTTGTACGCCTTCATGGTGTTGATGCCCAGCGTCGCGTCGCTCTCGCTGATCGGGCCGCCCTCAGCGGTCAGCGCGGAGGACACGAACGCGGTCGACTTGGGGACCTGGAGGTCCTCACCGGTCGGGGTGGTGACCACGGTCGCGCCGGCCGCCATCACGCTGGAGTTCTCGACCAGGTGCATCAGGATCTTGGAGGCGACGTCGACGGGCAGGCCCTGGGTGGCGGTGGTCTTGAGCAGGTCGCGCTGTTCGATGCCGGGCTGCCAGTAGGTCCGAGGCGCCGGGGTGACCACGATCGGGTTGGGGTTCTTCTCCAGGATCGCGGAGGCGAAGGCGTCGGCGGTCGCGCGATCCTCGGTGGAGAGCTGGGTGCGGCCACGGTTGACGGTCGCGGCGCGGAGCTGGGCGACCTCGTCGTCGCGGGCGGTCTCGAGCTGGTCGTCGAGGCCGTCGAGCTGGGACACCAGGTCGTTGAACTTCGCCAGCTCGTCGGCGGTGAGCTCGACGTCGTCGTGGGCGGAGCGGTCGAGGATGGCGTCGCGGTCGGCGCGGAGGGTCGCGCGCTGCTCACGCAGCCGCGCGGTGAGGGTCTTGCTCAAGGGGAGAGGTGCTCCTTGGGATGGGACCTGTCATCTCCCCAGTGACAGGTCAGGGAGGCGTCAAAGTTTGACGCCGGGGGGGACTGCGGGGGTGGTGCGCGGCCCTCGTAAGCCGCTCGGAGAACGAGGGCCGCGCACGCAACGTGCCGGGCGGATGAAGCCGGGGGCTCGACTCCCCGTCTGGGCTCCGCGACCGGCGCTTGCCCAGATCTACGCGCTCGTGGCGGCGGTCGCGGCGCGCAGCACCGCGCGGTCAACCACCACGATCGGGCGGCCAGCGATGGTGAGGGTCACGACCTGGTCGTCGCCTTCGAGCGTGACGCGGCCACGGGCGGCTTGCCGGTCGAGCTGGTTGGCGGCCAGCGTCACCGGGATGTGCTGCACGTGGGCGACGGCGGCCAGGGCCAGCGCGAGCAAGGTGGTCCGCTCAGCGTCGCTCAGGCCCGACGGCAACCCGTCGATGGCGCTGACGGATTCGGATTCGGTTGCTGGCAGGGTTCACCTCCTCGACGCGAAAACGCCCCACAGCCGAGGTGGCTGTAGAGCGTAGGTATCCCCGATAGCTACTTTCACCATAACACACTGTTTCGGCTGTTCATCTCTGGTCGGACATTGCCCAGGTCAACGGGGCCGTCTCGGTTAGCATCGCTGCGGAGGTGATGCACGTGACCAACATCAGCAGCGCGGCAGTCCGGCAGACGCCCTGCGCCGACTTCATGGGCAACCAGCGCACCGTCGGCGAGGCGATCGACCAGCTCGGCCGGACCTCGCTCGCCGACCTCACCAGCTACGACGTCGTCAGGGTCGACCTCGGCGGCAAGATCGTGCCCATCGGGAGCCTGACCGCCCAAGAATGGGAGGACGCCCGCGCCGCGGGCGCCACGGTCTACTTCACCGCGGCAACGCTGACGACGACCTGAGGGCCCTCGGCCGGGCCGGCGTACCGGCGGCCAAGGGCGCCTGCGATGCTGCGCTCGAGGTCGGCTAAGTGTTGGGAGTCTCTCCCATTGGAAACACTCCCAACACTTAGCGGGAGGTGGGCGGCGGTGCGCGGGTTGTTGACGCCTGGACGCCAACCCTCGCTCCACCGGAACCGATGGGGTTGGTGTTGGCAGCGGACCACCGCGAGGCCGCGCCGTTCGAGCGTGCGGGTGGCGCGGCGGACGCTCTCGACCTGCGCGCGGGTTGGCGGTCCGCCGGCCAGTTCTGCGGCCATCGCCTCGACCGTCACCCAGCACGGGCTGGCCACGTAGGGACTGCGCGCCTCGACGTGCTGGTGGTCGCGCCCGAGCACGTCGAGGACGTAACGCTGCATGCGGCCCAGCCCGCGGCTCACCGGTCGACCTGTCGCGGTAGCCGGCCGCTGCCCGAGCAGGTTCGCTTGACGGTCCGCGCGCCAACGGTGTGGACCGCGCGGGCGGACACCGGGATCACGACCGGGTGGCTCGGCAGCCGCCCGTCGTGGCGGAGCCGCAGCGTTCGGCCGCACCAGTCGCAGCGGGCCGGCGCGGTCACGAGCCGACCTCGTCCCCACAATGGCGCCGGTAGATCACGACGATCCGCCGAGCCTGAAGTTCGAGGTCGTCGGTGGGGACTGGTCCTCCTGGGCAACACTCGGCGACCTCGGCCATGACGTCGACGAACCGCTCCCGCTCGTCGGCGGGCAACAGGCGGGCGCAGACGGCCAGCACGTCCGCCCACTCGTGCAGGTGTCCGCTCACGAGCCGGCCTCGGGCTCGTCGGGGTCGAGGTCGGTCTCCGGGTGGAGCGCCTCCCACTGCTCCCTGGCCCAGCCGGGCACGAATGGCCGGTAGACCGCCGGCTGCTCACCCGAGAACAGCCGTTCGGCCTCCGCACGCGCCGCAACCTTGGCGTCTTCGCGGTTGACCTTCGCCCGGTACCGCTCCGCAGCCGCAACGCCCTGCTCCCGGGTGATCCGGTCGACCTGGCGGCGGACATGCGCATCCCGCTGCGCCGGAGTCCAACGCCCTGACCCTGGTGTTGGGTCGTTGTTGTTCTCGGCCGGGTTTTGCTTGTCCTGGTCTTCGGCCACGGCGCGACCAACTCCCGGTTCTTCTACGTCAAAACCTGAACCACTGGTTTGAACAACAACAACGGCACCACCTGAAGGTGAACCGGTAGGTAGTGGCGGTTTGGTTTTAGGTTCGGCGCGCCGGGGGCGCGCACTAGCGGCTCCGTTGGCGCGCACTAGCTCCTTACCTACTGCGCGCCGGGGGAGCGCACTAGGCAGCCGGGCCGTGTCCACGAACGTGAACAGGTAGACCGCCGGGCGGGTACCGGCGCGCGGCTTCAGCTCCTCCAGGACGCCATGCTCGACGAGCAGGTCCAGCAGGCGCCGGACCTGCGCGTAGCTCACGCCGGACTCGCGCGCCATGCGCCGCTCGGACGGCCAGCATTCACCGGCATCGTTCGCTCGGTCGGCCAGCGCCCACAACAACGCGCGAGCAGGGCCGCGAAGGCGGCCGTCGAGGTCGCGGACCCACTCGCGGGCCTTGCGGCTCACGGTCGCCCTCCCGAGCTACGATGACCCTGCACCTGTTCGCCCTCCGACCTGGGCGGCAGTGGCGGCGGATGATGAGCGACGGCCCGCCCGCGGCGACGGCGGCGGGCCGTTGCCGTTCTCGGGCTCCGCGCGTCCAGCGTCGTGATTACCTGACGCCAAAACGAGCCGCGCGACCTTCGCCAGCACGGCCTCGTCGGTCACGTGGCGGCTCGGCAGCAGGCCCGCGGCGTGATCCCGGTCGTTCTGCTCGCGGGCGAGCTGGCGGGCCTCGTCCGGGGTCACGACATCGCCTGGGTCAGCTTGGCGAGGTACTCCTCCAACGCCTTGCGCGGATACAGGATGTGGCCGGTCTCGGTCCTGATGTAGCTCGGACCGATCCCGCGCTGGCGCCACCTTCGGAGTGTCGCGGGGTCGCGCCGAAGCACGGCGCAGACCTCGGTGACGATCAGGTTCTCCCGCCCTGGCACCTTCGGCAATTCTTGCTCACCTCCTCCGGCCCGTTTGCTTGCGGGAGGCGGGTGCTGGCGCCCGGTCGTTCTAGGAGCCGTACTGTGCTTGACAATCAGCGACTGTCAACGGCACCATACGGCCGGGCGATCTCTTCGCCTGCTCCGCGTTGAAACCGGTCGGGCCGTCAAACCAAGGCCGGTTTCGACGCGCGATGATGTCATTGAACATCGTCAGAATCCACAACCTAAGCGCCGAGTAGGAGAAAGTCGTTTTCGACGAGCCTATTGGGCTCGCGAATTAGCGCCCGGTTTGTATTTCGCAGGCCGCCTGCGAGTTCAGACCCGCCACGCCTCGCGTGGGATCTGCACGCGCTCGGGGTCGAAGCGGCTCATGCGCGGCCCGGACGGCTGGATCGTGACCTCGCGCAAGACGGCCTGGATCACGGCGCGGCGCTCCTCGGTCGTGCGGGCGGGCTTGTACCACCACGCCCGCAACGCCTCAGCGCCGCTGGGGAGGTCGGCGAGCACGCTGCGGCCGGTCACCGACGCCAGCGCCCGGTGGGCACGCTCGACGCGGTCGCGGGCCGGGCCGCGCATGCGGAGGTACTCGTCGCGCTCGATCACGCCCTCCTCGAACATGGTTTCGATCTCGTCGCGGCGGACCTCCGCGGCTTGCAGCTCGGCGGCGGCGACGTCGACCTTGGCGTCACCGAACGCGCCGAACGCCCGGCCGAGGCGCTTGCCGGCCAGCCGGTCCAGGATCCGCTCGCTCACCAGCAGCTCGACCGGGGCGGCCATGATGACGATCCGCCCGCAGTTGGGTTGTCCCGGGCGGGTCCGACAGGCGAGTTGCCGGCCACGCTGCGAATACTTGGCGTGCATCGGATGGCCGCAGCGTCCGCAGCGGACCAGGCCGCTCAGCAGGTGCGTCGGCGGCCGGCCCGGCGTGCCCTTGGTGGCATTGAACCTGGCGACCAGGCTCTCCCACGTCAGGCGGTCCAGGATCGGCTCCCACTTGCCCGTGGCGACCTCGGCGCCGTGGTAGTAGCGCAGGCCCGCGATACCGGGGGAGACGAGCATCTGCCGCAGGTTCGGCGGGCGCCACGGCTTGCCGTTGGGCGCACGGACACCCAGGTCGTTCACCCAGGCGGTCACGTGGTTGAGGCTCTTGCCGGCCAGCAGCATCGCGGCGGCCCGGACGATCACGTCGGCCTCGACCGGGTCGACGGTGCTGCGGTCCTTGGTGGCGTAGCCGAACGGGCGCCGGCCGCTGACGAGCGGCTTGCCGGCGTGGGCGCGCTGCTCGTGCCAGCGGGTGACCTTCGCGCGGACGTCCTCGAGGTACATCTCGGCGACCATCGCGCGCTGGCGCAGCATGAACTTGCCGGTGGCCGTGGTGGTGTCCAGGTCGCCCTCGGCGACGGACACGAGCGCGCCACCGGAGTCGGCCAGCACCCGCTCGATCACCAGCAGGTCAGCCAGCGACCGGGTGAGCCGGTCGAGGCTCTTGACCACCAGCACGTCGATGGTGCGCTCGCGCAGGTCGGTCATGGCCTGCTCGAAGTCGGTCCGGTGCTTGCCCTCGGCCGCGGAGACGCCGGGGTCGCTGTAGGTCCGCACGACCTCCCAACCGCGCCGCTCGCACAGCGCCAGCGTGTCCTCGCTCTGGCGCTCCAGGCCGAGGTTGGTCAGCTCGTCGGTGGCCTTCAACCTGCTTAGCCTGGTGTAGACGCCTGCTCGCATGGTGCCCTCCGTCTTCGGTGTGGGCACATACTAGCAGAGCTGGGATCGATCAGGCCCGGGTACACCACCCCGCCGGTGCGCACCCGCGGGGCGGCGTCGAAGCCGCCGGGCGCCGGCTCGCCCGCTCCCAGGACCGCCGCGATCCTGCCCTGGTCATCGACGTAGACCCT